TGTTCCTAACTACGTAATGGGTATTTCTAATACTGGCGTATCAGGTCTCGACCAAGCTGCTAACTTCAGCGCATTCTTGTACGACCCAATGTGGTTCAGCTACGCTTCATTGCGTCCTCTACAAGAAGTTGACCTCGGTCAGCTTGGTGACTCTATCATCGGTCAGATCGTTGAAGAGGGTACCTTGGAGTGCCGTAATCCAAAAGGCGCTGGCTTGATCTTCGGTTTGTCAGGTGCTTAATAGCTAATTAAAAGGGAGGGGAGAAATCCTTTCCCTTTTTATTTCAAAGGAATAAAATGGAATTTCTAAGAATTACCGCCTCAAACGGTGTCAAGACGTATGTCCCTGATAACTATGTAGCACAGATTACTGTTGCTGCAGATACAGGTACTACTGCTTCTGACTACGCGGCTTCTACGGTTATCCGTGGTAAGATTACTGGTGTTAAGTACTATGATGGTGCTAACGCAACAGCAGGTGCTTTGGTAGTTGTTACCGATGTATCAACTGCTAAATATGAATACGGTTGTTTTACCGTAGACGGTGCTTTCGTAGCAGCGTTATCTAACTAAACATAAGAGGACACAATGGGGTTTCTATCACAAGAAGACAAAAAAAATAGTTTCACAGTTAAGGCTGATGAAAAAGATTTTAAATTAGAACAAGACGTTCAAGCATACAAAGACTATGCTGCCCTTTCCCGTGAGCGCGATTCATTTGCAGCTAACGGAAGAACATATCGCTCATTCGCTATTATCCCTGATATTGTAGCTATTGATATGTTGACTAAATTTGGTTTAGACATTCATGCACCTGACTTCATGCATGACCCTCTCAACCTACGTAAACTAAAGAAACTAATTGACACGGAATATCCCGCGCTCAAGACAAGTAACGTAAGAGCCTTATAAGGAGAATAACATATGGCAACACCTAAATTTGACGCACTAGTTGCGAAAGTAAGAGACTGGTCAAATAAACCCGAAGTACAAACTATTCCCGACAGCGTCATTCAGGATTGCCTATCTTATTCTGCTGATGAGTCTTACAGACAATTAAGAATTCCTCCATTAGAAGCAACTGTAAAATATACAATTTCAGAAGCTGATAATTTAGGAGAGAATAGTTTAGGTCTTCCTTTTGGAAACGCATTCACATCGTTTGCTATGCCAGAAGACTTAACTCAGTTTATTTATATCAGAACATTAGCTCAAGAAAACGCAGGTACATCATACTCAACATTCCCTTCTAATGTCAGTAAGGTCTTTAACGAAGTTACAGATAAACGTACCTTCTTTGATTTGTACAGTGAAAAGTATTCTGTGTACAACTGGATGTGGCAAGACGGTAAGATCTTTATTCACCCGCAGTTAGCTGTTGGAGCTACCGTAGAGATTCACTACTACCGCAGACTCCCTGCATTAAACGCTTTGTATAGCGTTGCACCTATTAACTACCTTGTTGGTCTACCTGATGCTGAACAACCTTACGTAACTCTTGTTACTTCAGGTGGAACTAACCTGTATTTCTCTACAGCAAACTCTGTATTGAAATGTTTCAGTACCTACGAAGAAGCTGCTCTATACAACCCTACTGTTACAACTAAGATGTACGAGGGTAAGGAAGTTTCTAATTGGTTAAGAGATAATAATGAACGATTGATTGTTTGGGGTGGTCTATATAACTTAGGCGCATACCTATTCGATACTACAATGGAACAACGGTACGAGAAACGCTTTAACGAAACACTATTCTCAATGAACAAAGAAGAGAAGTGGCGTAGAGCTTCTGGTGGTAACGTTCAAGTTAACTTTAACACTAACGGCTTAATCTAAGGAGATACTATGGGTTACGAACAAGTACCTGGAATGACAGGTAGTATTTCCGCTGGCGGCGAATACGACAACCTAGATACTACAAACTCAAATGTGTATCCAAAATTAGCGGCTGAGGATGCTGCTGCTGCAGCTCTTAGCGCGGCTCAAGCATTAGCTGCTAAAGAAGCTGCTGCTGCATCTGCTGCTTCTGCACTAACTTCAGAAAATGCCTCCTTTAATAACGCATCTTCTGCTGCAGCTAGTGCATCATCTGCTGCTAGTTCTGCAACTAGTGCTTCTGCAAGTGCAGCCACAGCGGTGTCTGAAGCTGCTCAAGCCGCATTGGATGCTGCATCTGCTGTTAGTTCTGCCTCTAGCGCTTCTACAAGTGCAGCTACAGCAACTACTCAAGCTGGTATTGCTACCACACAAGCTACTAATGCTTTAGCATCAGCGGCTGCAGCTCTTGTTTCTAAAAACGCAGCTGAGGTATCTGAAGATAATGCCGCAATCTCTGAGGCTAATGCTTTAGCTTCTGAAAATGCTGCTGCAATTTCTGAGACAAATGCCGCCTCTAGCGCGTCATCCGCAAGTACATCTGCTACAACCGCTACTACGCAAGCTGGCATTTCAACAACTCAAGCAACTAATGCTGCAACTAGTGCTTCTACAGCAACTAATCAGGCTGGTATTGCTACTACACAGGCTACCAACGCTGCAGCTTCAGCTGTTATTGCGTCTGCCTCTCAAGTAGCCGCCGAAACAGCTCGCGATCAAACTTTAGCAGCATACGATAACTTTGATGATCGCTATTTAGGTGCTAAGTCTTCAGACCCAACACTAGATAACGATGGTAATGCTCTTATAGCTGGTGCATTGTACTTTAGTACTACACTAAACTACATGAGAGTTTACACAGGCACTATCTGGGTAGATGCTTATGCTGCAGGTACATCATTTTTAGCTAAAGCAAATAACCTATCAGACTTAGCTAGTGTATCAACAGCAAGAACTAACTTAGGCTTAGGTACTGCAGCTACTACTGATAGTAACGCTTATGCTACTGCTGCTCAAGGCGCTTTAGCTGATACTGCAGTACAATCTCTGACTTCAACTGATGGTTCCGTAATAGTAACTACTTCTGGAACTACTAGGGATCTATCAGTAAATACTGCAAGAACTATTATTGAAACTGTTCGTAACGAATCTGGTGCAACATATGTAGCAGGTACTGTGGTTATCTTAAATGGTAATTCAGGAAATAAGGCTTTAGCAGTAAAGGCGCAATCTAATTCTGAAGCAAATTCTTCAGGTACATTTGGTGTTATTCGTTATGATTTAACTACAAACTCTAATGGTGATTGTGTTACTTCTGGACTACTAGTTGGATTAGATACTTCCGCATATGCTGCTGGACAAGTTCTTTGGTTATCACCTACAGTAGCAGGTAGTTATACCACTACTAAACCTGTAGCGCCTAATCACGCAGTTAAGGTTGGTATTGTACAACGTTCACACGCTAATCAAGGTGAAATCTTAGTATCAATCGCTAATGGTTACGAATTAGAAGAACTACATAACGTACTCATTACCTCAGTAGCTGATAAGAATATCATTGCATACGACTCAGCAACAAGCTTATACAAGAACATTGACGGTACAACTATCTATGATGCTGCAGGTGTTGGTGTAGCTATGGCGATTGCCCTCGGATAATAAAGGAAAATAAATGGCAAATACATTTACATCCTACGGTAATAAATCCGTAGGTACATCGGCTGCAACAGTCGTAACAATCGGAGCATCTACGCAGACTACTGTTATTGGCATGTCATGCGCTAACACCTCTGTGTCACCTGTCACTGTAGACGCTTACTTTACACGTTCTGCTGTAGACTACTACTTAGTTAAAGGTGCTACTGTACCTGTTGGCTCAGCTATTGTTCTTGTTGGTGGTGATCAAAAAGTAGTGTTAACTACTGGTGACGTACTCAAGGTGGTTTCATCGGCTGCAGCTTCTATTGATGTTATCACATCGGTACTTAATATTACTTAAGGAGATTTATGTCTTATTTAGGTAATACCCCAACACAACAAAGCTTTACTCCAGCTATTGACTACTTTAGTGGTAATGGGTCTACTACTGTATTCACATTATCTCGTCCTGTTGCATCATCCGCACAAGTTCAGGTAGTAGTTAACAACGTAGCTCAGAACCCAAGCACAGCGTTCACAGTATTAAATAACACAATCACATTTACTGGCGCACCTTCAACTGGTACAAATAATATTTATGTTCAGTACACCAGCCCAATTACCCAAGTAATTGCACCAAGCCAAGGTACTGTGGGTACTGCTCAGCTTCAAGACGGCGCGGTAATAACCCAAGATATTGCTGATGGTGCTGTTACTCCTATAAAGATGTCTCAGAAGTTGACATCCGGTACAGCCGTAGCAAGCACATCTGGCACTAGCATTGACTTTACGTCTATTCCTTCTTGGGTGAAGCGAATTACTGTGATGTTTGCTGGCGTGTCTGTTAGCGGCACATCAAACATATTGGTTCAATTAGGTGCTGGTAGCGTTACTACTGCAGGATATCTTGGTGGGGCATGGGCGGCTAATACGATCAACACCACTATTACAACTGGTTTGGCTGTTACAGGTACAAACGAAGCCGCCCGAAGAATTAACGGATTAATGACAATTGCCAACGTAAGTGGAAATACATGGGCCTCGTCTGTTGTAACTTTTGACAACATAAATAACAACGGCGGTAATGGCGGCAGCTATATTGCACTTGCTGGCACTTTGGACCGTGTACGTGTCACCACAGTTAACGGCACAGACACCTTTGACGCTGGTTCAATTAACATTCTTTATGAAGGATAATTAATGCCAATTAGTACAATTTCAGACCGTAAAGCGGTTACATATCCCGGCGCAGTGTTACAGGTTGCAAACTATCAAACAGGCGCGTTGGCAACGGGCGCGGGTGCAATACCATTTGACAACACAATTCCACAAATCACAGAGGGTACGGAATTTATGTCGCTTGCATTTACTCCAACAAGTGCAACCAGTAAACTACTTATCCAAGTTGTGTGGATTGGCGCAAACCCATCTGCTGCATCTAATGGTTTTTCTGTTGCTTTATTTTCTGCTGGAACATCAAACGCGCTTGCATCAATGTTTTATAGCGCTGTGAACGGGTCTATAATCCCTTTTTCTTTCAATCATTTTATGACCGCAGGTACTACATCTACAATTACTTTTTCTGTTCGTGCTGGATCTGCTAACGGTAATACAACAAGTTTTAACGGGCAGTCTGGTGTTGCATTAGGTGGTGGATCTATGGCTTCCTCAATCACAATTACGGAAATTGCAATATGAGTTACATCGGAAATCCAATCAACTCAGCGGCCTTCTTAACTGACCAATTCTCTGGTAATGGAAGTACCACTGTGTTCACTATGTCTGTGGCACCTGCTACGACATCCTCTATTCTAGTTGCTGTATCAGGTGTTGTGCAAGACCCTTCTACTTATGCAGTAGCTGGTACATCACTAACATTCTCTGCGGCCCCTCCTACTGGCACAGGTAACGTCTCTGTACGTTATCTTGGTATCCCAGCATCAGGTGTAGCAACTACAGCCTATCGTACTGTAACTGAGTTTACTGCCACCTCAGCGCAAACAACTTTCTCTGTACCTTCGTACACTGTAGGATATATCAATGTGTATCGCAACGGCGTGATGCTTGGCTCTGCTGACTACACCGCTTCAAGCGGCACAACAGTTGTCTTGGCCTCTGGTGCGACTACAGGTGACTTAGTAACTACAGAAAGTTTCTATGTAAGCTCTGTATTAAATGCTATCCCTGCTGTTGCCGGTGCGGTGAACTCAACATATATTGCCCCCAACGTAACACTGACAGCGCCAACATTGACTACACCAAACATTGATTCGGCTCAGGTGCCAACAGTAGCTGGTACAGCCCCCCTGTACATGTGTCGTGCATGGGTGAACTTCAACGGTACAGGCACTGTGGCAATTCGTGGCAGTGGCAATGTGTCGAGCATCACGGATATTAGTGTAGGGCAATACACAATCAACTTAACAAATGCGCTACCTGATGCAAACGGAGCTGTCTTTCAAGGTGATGGTTCAAACACTGAGGCTTTCCAATCAAGAGTTTTGTTAGCCACTTCGTCTACTGTTAGCTTAGTCGTTTACGATAGTGGTTTTTATGATTCTGCCAATTTATATATCGCGGTCTTCCGTTAAGGACACACAATGACAAAAGCAATAAACTTAGCAGCGCTAGGCTCAGTGGTAGAAGTACCAACTGGAAGCGCTCCATCTTATCAATGCCGAGCATGGGTGAACTTTAATAGCAACGGAACTGTTTTTATTCGCGCGAGTGGTAACGTGAGTTCGATTACCGACAACGCCGTTGGAGATTACACGCTCAATTTTTCAACTTCGATGCCAGATGGTAGCTACTCAATGACTGGTACAACGCAGTATTACGCAACACCATCTCACGCGGGTTGGCAAACCGTTTATAATATGGCAGCACCAACAGCAAACTCATGCCGCATTGGTACAGGCTCATCTGCCTCTGGTATTGACTGTGTGTGGATTAACGTAGCCATCTTCCGCTAACCAATTAAAGGACAAACATGACAAAACGAATTATCTACCCAACAGACGATGGTGGTGTAGCTATTATTATTCCAGCACCTGAATGTGGTTTGACAATCGAAGAGATTGCAGCCAAGGACGTACCCGCTGGAAAACCATTTAAAATTATTAACACAGAAGACGTACCAACAGATCGTACATTCCGTAACGCATGGGAGTTTCAAGAATGATTACTATCAATATTAACAAGGCTAAAGCTATTGCCCACGATATTCGCCGCGCTGCTCGTACCGAAGAATTTAAACCTCTAGATGTACAAGCAACAATCCCTTCGCAAGCTATTGCTGCAGAAACCGCGCGTGAAGCTATTCGCGTGAAGTATGCACAGATGCAAGAAGCTATTGATTCAGCGGTTGCTATTAATGAGATCAAAGCCGTTATGCCTCAAAGGAGCTAAGTATGTCATTAACACAAATCCCATCTGGGATGATTGCTGCAACAGGCACACCTAGCTCGTCTACTTACCTTCGTGGTGATAACACTTGGGCTGCTGTATCTGGTGGGGTAACTTCTGCCGTAGCAGGTAACGGTATTACAGTGTCTGGTGCTACTGGTGCTGTAACTATTAGCCAAGATATTTATACAGGGACTACACAAACCAATTCTAGTTTCCCTATTGGTACCTATCTTCAATGCCTTGGTGTTGGTAATAGAAGTCAAAGTATTGCCTCGCTTAATTCAAGTGCTACTATAAGAATCTATTATAACGGTGGTGTATATGGTGGCTACACTGCAAACTATGCTGGCGGTGGTGGTACTATTCTTTCGGGAACATGGAGATGTCGTGGAGGCGCAGATGCAGATTGTGCTTCTGGTTACAACCCAACCATTATTATGGTTCAACGCACCGCATAAGGATAAAGAAAATGACACACACTATTGGAAATGTTACGTTTGGTGAAATTAGAAATGTTCGCAAATCTGGTGACGAAGAAGGTTTATATTTTGCAGATATTGACATTTCTTTTGAAGAAGGTTTTCCATTCGAGGAATGCCTTTATTGCGCAAAGGCTGACGACTATGCTGCCACTGGAAAATGGGTTTACCAACAAATCATTGATGGGAACTTTGAGGGTGTCTTAACACAATTAGGCGCAAACTGCGATCCTGTTACTGGCTTACCTATTGAAAACCTAATTCAACCTACAGTTGTTGGTGCTCGAGAGTTATGATTTCCTGCCCTGTTAAATCCACAGTTATATACGATGGTGCTCAATTAAATGTGTACCATGCTAATAAAGGGTCTGGAGTAATTAAACATGAACACACTTATTCACACCTAACCATGTGCCATGCAGGTTCCATTTTAGTTACTAAAGAAGGCAAGTCTCTTATCATGACAAAAGAGACACAGCCTGTAAACCTTGTGGCAAACGAGTGGCACGAAATTGAAGCTTTAGAAGACGGTACAGTTTTTGTTAATGTCTTCTCAGAAGGAAAATATTAAATGAGCGATCACACAACTATTACAACAGAAACAGGAGCAGCAATTATGACTAAAGCAGCTCCACCTGTAACAATATCCCTTGCAACAGTTGCAGGGTACCAAGTCTCAGACTTAGTTCTGTGGGCTACTCTCATCTATACAAGCCTTATGATCACTCATAAGATCTGGCAGATGTACAAAGACTTTGTTAAACCCGTATGTCTAGCCCCAACAGAATCCAACTAAGCGGATTAGTACTTAGTGCTTCTGCCTTAGTTAGTATTGCTCTTCACGAAGGTTATAGGTCAGAAGCCTATACACCTGTGAAGGGTGATGTTGCTACAATAGGGTTTGGTACAACAGAAAATGTTAAAGCAGGTGATAAGATTACTGTAGAACGTGCTTTAATAAAGCTCTTAAGCGATACAAATAAATTTAGTGGAGCAGTAAAGCAATGTGTAACAGTACCCCTGACTCAATATGAATACGACTCTTATGTTTCTTTATCTTATAACATTGGCCCTAATAATTTCTGTAAATCAACTTTAGTTAAGAAGCTTGAAGCTTACGACTATGATGGTGCATGTAAAGAGATTTTAAAGTGGGATAAGTTCAAAGGAAACCCATTACCCGGATTGACTAAGAGACGTCAAGAGGAATATAAACTATGTACAAATACATTGTAAGTTTAATTGTTTGTATGTTACTCGCATTTAATTATGGTGAGTTAAGAGTACAATCTAAGTTTGATTCTTATAAAAGAGAACAAGCTGAATTAAACCTTAAGCAAATTAAAGAGCATCAAGCTCATACTATTAAATACAAGCAGGAGAAAGAAGATGAGATCCGTAGTATTAATGCTCGTCATGCTTCTATCGTTAGCAGCTTGCAGCAGCGTCCCACAAGAGAACAATCGCCAACTCTACCCGTTGTCAGCTCAGGAGCAAGAAGCACTGGAAAACAATTATTTAGAGAAGATGCAGAATTTCTTATCGGGGAAGCTACCCGCGCCGAAATATTAAAACAAGCTCTTCTTGAATGTCGCAAATATTAACAAAGGAATATTATGTCTGAATTTAAAGGCGTACAACTTAAAAGAAGTACCACAGCAGGAGCCGTTCCTGAAGCAGCACAACTAGTCGAAGGCGAATTAGCTATCAACTTGTTGGATAAGAAACTATACAGTAAGAACGCTACAACTGTATTCGAACTAAAAGGCACTGTTGATGATGGTAGTATCACTACACCTAAGCTAGCCTCTGGTGTTGCAAGTACTATTGTAACTGCAGCATTAAACGCTGTATATCCAATTGGATCTCAATATGTAAACTTTAGCGATGCAACTAACCCTGCAACTCTCCTAGGTATTGGTAACTGGACAGCTATTGCTGGTAGAGTAGTTGTTGGTTTAGATAGTACAGACTCTGCATTTGATACTGCTGGTGAAACTGGTGGATCTAAAAATGCGGTTGTTGTAAGTCACACACACGGTGGTGGTACAACAAGCACAGCTTCTTTGACAGGTTCATTTACTAACTCTTCAAACTCTGGTTATAACGTAACTGGTGTATTCTCTACAATTAACACTTTCGGTGGTAACGGTGGTGAGCCACAAACAAACCGCACTGTAGGCTTCGATGCTTCACACAATCATACTATTGAGCCTGAAGGTGTATCAGCAACTAATGCAAACCTCCAACCATATGTCGTAGCTTACGTTTGGAAACGTACAGCGTAATCGGTACCTAATAGGAAACAATCTTGAAAAGAAACCAACGTAACAAGGTAAAAGAGCAACAAGCAAAGCCTCGCTCTTTCCACATCCAACCTAAAACACAAAACCAAGGATTATTGTTAGACGCTATTGAGTACTTCCCTATTACAGTCACTTTAGGTGCGGCTGGTGTAGGTAAGACTTATTGTGCAGCCTCAAAGGTAGCACAGTTATTTCAGTCGGGTACATATGATCATATTATTCTTACACGGAGTAATGTCCCTACAGGACGATCATTAGGTTTCTTCCCCGGCGACATCAAAGAGAAGTTAGCCCCTTGGCTACTTCCTATGATTACGGTATTACAAAAACAGTTAACACAAACCAAGTACGAATACTTACTTGCTAAGGACACCATCCAATACCAACCTATTGAAACTATTAGAGGTCGTTCATTTGAGAACTCTCTTATTCTTGTTGATGAAGTACAGAATATTACTATTGAAGAATTAAAAGCTATTACTACTCGCTTAGGTGAGAATAGCAAAATGATTCTTATGGGTGATGCTTCTCAATCAGATATTAATAATGGTAACGATATTCTAAGATTTTGCGCTATGTGCGAACGTGCAGGTATTGAAATCCCTATTGTAAGGTTTACAGTAGATGATATCGTAAGATCAGATATTGTAGGTGAACTGGTTAAGATGTTTATCAAAGAAAAGATTTAAAGGAACAATATGCCAACAAAACAAATCTTAAACCTAGGTACAGGTGGGGTATCTTATGATACACCTAAAGTACTTCTCCCTGAGAATGTATTCTCTGATGTACGTAATGTTAGGTTTAAGAACCAGTCAGTTGGTACTATTACAGGTGAAGAGCTATACGCTAACGTTGTTAATCATCCCAACTATGGTATCTTTTGGAGACGCCCTGATGGTTACTTTAATGTGTTCATTAGGGATGATTACAGCGTTATCGTTGATGCTACAGCTGCCCGAGATACTACACTAGGTTTAGTGTGGGACGTAGCTCGTATTGAGACTACAACTACTTGTGATACAGCACCTGCATGGGCTTGTGCCGAATTTACAGATCTAGTAGCTGACAGCGTAATCAACACTTACTCAGAAGCTCAACTAGTACTTTCACAAGGTATTATTGCTGAGAGTGGTGGTGCAGTAACTGATACTGCTTACTCACTACGACAGTGGCAATCTACCACATTCAACGGTGGTTATGCCTTAGTTATTAATGACGGTCAAAGAACTCCTAAGTATATCAACTATACAACAGATGTAAGTTCTTTTGCCTTCTCTGATATTCCCGGATGGAATTATACTTCTGGAGTAACCATCTCAACTAAGGTTATTAAACCATTAGGTTATTCTTTAGTTGCCGCTAACTTAACCTTTGTAACTACATCTACAGGTGCTGTAACTTATGCACCATCTACTGTTAGAATTTCTACTCAAGCAGCTCCGGGTGGATTCCCTCAGATTTGGGAACCCGGATTAACAACTGATACTGCTGATGAATTTGATTTAAATACTACATCACCCATCTTAGATATGGGCGAGCTGAGAGGCTCAATGTTTATTTATTCAGAAGACAGTATTAATATGCTGACTATTAATACGGGTATTACTCGTGTACAACCTTATTCAACTAGTTTTGGTATTTTAAATACTGATTGTTTTGTTGAATTTGAAGGTAATCATTTTGTTGTAGACAGAAATGATATCTATACGCATAATGGTTCTGGTAATATTACTACTATTGCTACTGACTTTGTCAGAGAATATTTATTTAATAACCTTAGTTATGCAAACCAAACAAAGGTATTTGTAAAGAAAGACAGTTACAACAGAGAGATCTGGGTATGCTATCCTAAAGGAGAAAGTATTACTTGTAATGAAGCTCTTATTTATAATTACAAAAACAAAGTATGGACCGTAAGAGACTTACCTAATATTACATATATGTTTAACTCATTAAGAGTAGAACCATTCTTAGAGATTCCTGAAAAGAATACTATGATTATGTTGACTGGTAATGAAATGATTATGGATACATCAAGTGAATATAATATGTATGATGCTACCACAAATACGTTTAAACCTTTTGAATCATATGTAACAAAAGAAAAGTTAAATACTGGTGATTTATTTGGTTCGATGCATATTACTTCTTTGACTCCTGTGTTTGATATGGTACCTGAAGGTAACGATATTAATATTAAAGTCACTGGTGAGAATACATTTAACACCACTCCCGATTGGGATAATCCTCGTAACCTATTTGTGTTTAAACCAGATGATGCTCGTAGTCAAGGCTACAAAGTTGATCCTCGTGTAACAGGTAGATTGTTATCTTATGATATTCGCGCGGAAGGTCCGTGGAGATTATCTTTAATTGGTATTGATATTGCACCTAAAGATAGGAGATAAGTATGAACCTTAATGGACCAATTACTGGTGATAAAGAATTAGATTCTTATTTATTCCATATTAAAAGAGCTATTGAAGATATTATTTATGTAATAGATTTACAAAATAAGAGTGGTTATACAGGTACATTTATTGCAGACGGTCAAACTGTTACTGTTGATAAGGGTATTATTACAGGAGTCACTCCATGATGATCACTATATTATCCCACGCTGAAATACTAGCTCACTGGAATACCTTATCAGTTCTTTTAAATAAAGCTATTGATCAGAATTGTGGTGAAGCAAAGTTAGAGGACTACCTAAGAAAAGTCCTTAATAACGAAGCTCAACTGTGGGCTATCTTTGATAATGATATTATCACTGGTGCAGGTGTCACTGAGGTGCTTACTTATTCAAAACAAAAAGTGTTCCATATCTTCCTCTTTGCAGGAATTGACTTTGAACTACAGTCACAAGTGTTCCCTATTGTAGAAGCCTTCGCTAAGGATTGCGGATGTGTTGCTATCGAACAATGGGGTAGGAAAGGTTGGGCTAAGACCCTTCCTAAGTATGTTCCCGGATTTAGGGAAGTCTATACAGTAATGAGGAAAGAATTATGAAATACAATATCACAGGTAAACTAAACAAGCGCCGTACAGGTGGTGGTGGAGCCACTACTGTTGACTCAATCCCTGCATGGGCTGCTCCGTATGTTTCTAAGGCTATGGCTACTACTGAAGGTCAGTACGAAGCTGGTAATCTAGATAACGTAGCAGGTACCTCTGAACTCCAGAACCAAGCGTTCACTACAGGCGCTCAAGGTATTAACCAAGCTACCACTACCGGATTAACTGCTCTTCAGCAACAGCAACAACGATTAAATTCACTTGCAGATACACCTAACGCAACTCAACTAGAAGCTCAAAAGAATGCAGTAGTATTAGACGCTCAGAAACGAGTAGCAGGTATGGATACTCAGTTTGGTCAGGCAGGTACATTAGGTTCTGCTCGCCAAGCCGTTATGCAAGGTGCTCAGAACGCAGATACTACAGCTAAGTTAGCTCAAGTAGATGCTGATTATTCAAACAAGATGTTCCAGAACAGACTAGCTGCAGAACAAGCCTTAGGTTCTTCTGTGACTACAGGTTCACAAGTTGCTACTACAGGTGCCTCTAGCCTAGCTAATTTAGGTACACAGCAAAGAGCTATTGACCAGTCTCAGCTTGATGCTGATTGGCAAGGTCTACAGCGTTATGCTTCTACTATCTATGGTACTCCTGCTAAACAATCTGCTGTAACGAATGGTAAAGGACTCTAATCATGGCTGACTATAAAGACCCTTGGGCATGGATGCAGGGCGAACAAGTCCCTAAAAATTCAAACACTTTGCCTCCAGTACCCCAAGTACAGGCACCTGCCAATATAACAGGTGGTGGCCCAGGTATGCTTACTAATATGGCAGTTACTAAGGGTGTCAATAAGGGGTCTGAAGCAGCTTACGACTATGGTAAAGGTGCTTACGATTCCTATATTGCCTCCCAACCAAGTAATGTAGGAACCGTTACACCTGTACAAGGTCCAGCTACAGGTGCAGAAGCAGCAACATCACAACCATTAGCACCATTATCTGCACCTGTAGAACCAACTACTGCGGCTGCAGCTCAAGGTTCTGAAATTGCAGGTTCTGCTGCTACGGCCCAAGCCGCTACCGAAGCTGGTGCGGCAACGTTAGCTACGGACGCCGCAGGTGCAACTGCAGCACAACAAGCTTCAGTGCTTGCAGCACAACAAGCGTCTGCCGCCGCCGCCGCTGAAGGTGCCGCCGCATCAGGTATCGCTGCTACTAACTTTTGGAATCCAGTTGGATGGGCTGCAGCTGCTTACGCTGCCTACAAACTATCGCAGTCTTAAGGAGAAACATATGGGGCCATTATCAGGCAAACAACAAAGAGAGTGGGCTAAACACCACGCTAAAGAGGCTCGCGAATCCGCTAAGATGGAATCAGAAGAAGCCCGTAAACAACAACTACATGAGATCAAGCTTCAAGAAACTGCTGCTAAGGCTAACCAAGGTATTGGTCATAAAGAAGAGATTCATGGTTTAAAAGTAAAAGAGCTAGGTGGTCCTCTAAGCGGTTCTAAGCGTATTAATCGTCAGAAGCTAGGTCTACCTAGCAACAATCCACTAGCTGGTACTGAAGTATTTAACCGTGGTCAGCATATGCTACCTAAGGGTACTGATACGGTTCCTGCTATGCTAACTCCCGGTGAGGCTGTTATTCCTAAAGCTGCGGCTCAAGACCCTAAGAATAAACCAATCATTAAAAAGATGGTTCAAGAAGGTCGTACTAAGCACTATGCTAACGGTACCGAGTCAGTACCTAATATTGCTGGTAATACCTATCACACAGATAGCGTAGCTACTATGGCAAATGGTACTACACAAGTAGAACCACGTTACTACGAAGTTGGAGATGTTGATGTAGCTCCTTACGGCTTTAGGTACCAAAACAATGACCCTATTGTAGCACCTATTGACTACTCGCTTCCAATGCCTAAAGGTAATGGTTACATGGGTAACGTTGGTTCTGCTGAAGTACCTGTTACTGAATATACTTTAGATGATAATAAAGGTCAATACCCTAGTGTTGTGCCTACATTAAGCCGTGACGAAGTTGCTACAATAGCTACTGGAGGTATGACACCTGAAATTACCAATAAAGCAGCATTGTATCGCGATACCCGTGAAGCTAATGGCGAATCACCCTTTGCAGATCGTATTGGTTTGAAAGTCCCGGTAGGCGCTGCGGATGACTTGTATAAGCAAGGCCAACCTTCTCCTGTATCTGTTGCTGAATTATCAGCTAAACCTACAGTACCAGTAACACAAGCTGTTCCTGTTATGCAAGATGATCAATACAATCCTGACGTTAAACAAGGTGAAATTCCCCTTAAGGACGATCAATACAATCCTGATGTTAAACAAGCTGTAGCCGTACCATTCCCTGTGGATGATCAATATAATGCAGATGTTAAACAATGGGCTAAAGGTGGCGCTGCCACTCGTAGTATTACTCCTGAAGCATTAAAAGTTGATGAAGCTAATGCTGAAGTAGCAAAACAATTAGCAGGAGACAAAGAGTTTAACGCTAAGATTGACGCAGCACTTGCAAAGAATGATAAGTCACTCGTAAGCAAGATCATTGAAGACGTATATGGTGACACTGGTATTTTTAACCGTAAAGACTTAGTACGATTTGCCTTAACAGCAGGTGGTAGTATGGCTATGGGTTACAACGCTAACCAAGCTTTACGTTTTGCGGGTCGTGATGTGTTAGCTCATGCTGATAAACGTAATGCTCAGGAAGCTGCGTACAAGCAACAAGAAGCTATGGCTATCCGTTCAGACAATCGCATGATTGCTGCTGAAGATAGACGTTACAAGCGTGAGGATGATCGTTATGAGCGTACATTAAAGGCAACTGAGAAAAGAGAGTTTGCAGCGTTGGCTAAAGAAAAGCGTAAAGAGCTTGAGAACGACCAAGATCGCTATGAGAACTTTGCTTCTAAAGATGTACCCGCAGGTATCCGCCAGAAAGCTTTAGATATGGCCTACGCACCGCTTAAAGGTGAAACAGCTGAAGAACAGTTAGAAGAACGCCGCCGTAACCTTCGCCAAGCCACTACATTGTTAGCTAATAGTACTGTGTACAAAGACCCTAACAGTGGTCGTCATGATCGTGTTGCTAAGTTTGATTGGTACGAAGATTCTAAAGGTAATACTGTGTATGCTGCTCAAGACCCTTATGGTTCAGGTAAGATGATTGTACGTAATAACGATGGAACTACTGTTCAAATTGGTGGTGAACACCTCCGCAAAGAGGGCACTACTGCTAAACAAGGTAAGTACGTTGCAGAAGTTACAAGCGAATACTTGAAGAACGCAAAAGATAAAGATGGTAAATTATTAGATACTTCTGCTGTCGGCGCTAAGATTATGACTGCTATGCAAGACCATCCGGGCATTGGGAATAACCCTTACGCAGTTAATGCTGCTGTTGAACAAACTGTTAAGGCTCTTGCTGAAACAGGTAAGGATTATTCAGCGACTGCTGTTCGCCATGCATTCTCAGGCTCAATGGTTAAGGCGCTTACTGCATCTCAGACTGATTTGTTTATTGCACAAGGTAGCAAACCCGGAAACCCTAAACCAGTATCTGGCACTTCGCTAACTGAATTTGGTAAGGCTATGGAGGATGTTCAAGGTAAAAAGAAAGTAGATCTAACAAGAGCTACTGAAGTTTACACCGACATCTGGAAGAACTTACCCGTAGCTGAGAAACAAAAGATTGCCAATACTACTCGCGATGGATATTCTCCATTTCAAGAATTTGTAATCCGTGATTCTAAAAAGATTGATAAGTAATTAAAAGGAGGTGAGCCTATGGGTTCATTATTTGAAGAAGCATTAGCTAAGAGAACAGAGGTTAGCCCTCAGCCATCTCCAATGAAGGTTAATGGTGTAGAATCAATAACTACACCTAACTGGATTGACCCTGATACGGTAAAGTTGGGAAGCCAACCTTATCGTATTAAAGGTTACAACGCACCCGAAGTACCACACATTAAAGGCGGTGTCTTCGTTCCAGGTGAAGATCAAGGTGCTGCAGCAGGGATACCCGCTATGGCTGATCAATTAGGTTTTAATAACTTAGTTGTGCAAGGTACAGACCCTTATGGTCGTAAGTTAGCTGACTTACAAAATAAACGTGGTGAAAGTTTTGGTTCATTTGCAACTAGAACTGGTATGGTAGAGCCTAGCAAGTTCACTACACCCGAAGACTTAGATGCTCGTGCTGCAACTAATGCGTTTGCTTTCTTAAATCCTAAAATGGCAGAGAAGGATCCAGCTATTGCTGCTGGTATTCAAGCCCGTAAAGAAGATCAAGCTCGCGCTGATGCTTTAGGTCGTCCTTTGTTTATGCCTAAGATTGATGTCTTCAATGAAGCTCAATATGCAGGTTTTAAACAAGGTATTGGTCATCAAGCGGTCAAACGTGAAGAAGAAGAAATTGCTAGGTTAGAAAAGTCTCTCCAAGAAGATAACTTACCTACAGATCTTCGTGCATCCCTAGAGAAACGTCTTGAGCAATCTAGACAGACAATCTATGCTGCTTCTACTACTCCTGACTTTGTTGGTGGTGTAATGATGCGGTCTGATGACCGTACTATTATGAATCAAGCACATGACCAAGCTACTACTTCATTGTACAATGGTATGTACGATATTGTTAAAGGTGTTGGTGGTGTACTCCAAATGACTGGCGATAAAGCTGGTTGGGACTGGTTAAGTAAACGTGCTGATCAAGGTATTAAGCGTTTAGGCGTAGAACAGAATCAATTACCCGACACGTTATCTTCCTTTAGAGATGTCAACAAAGGTGGCGGCGCTTGGGATACTATTGGTAACTCAGCCACCTATGTAGGTAACTTAGTTGCTGGTACATTACCTCAGATGGTGGTAATGGCTGGTGCTGCTATGGCTACAGGTGGCACAGGTGCTTCTGCATGGTTACTTAGCTCCGCGCCAAGTACTGCTTTGTACTCTGGTCAGTTTTATGCTGATCAACCTGACGACAAAAAGAATGCTGGCTTAGCTACCTCTATGGGTATTGCTTCAGGTATTCTTGATAAGCTTGGTTTAGACTTTATGATGGGCAAACTCGGTAAGAATATTTTTACTGCTGCTGGCCACAAAGAGTTAGTACAAGCTGTTGTTGATAATAGCAAAAAGACTGGTGTTACTCTTTCCAAAGAAGCTGCAGAACAACTTATTGAAAAAACATCTAAGTCAGAGATTCTTAAGTTAGCTCAGTTTAGTGGTGACTTTGCCAAACGGCAAATTGCTGGTATAGAAATCACTGGTAAACGTGCTGCTGGTTTAGTAGTACAAGGTGGTGGTGAATCGGCTACAGAAGCTGCTCAACAATATGCTCAAGCATGGGGTGAGTCAGGTAGTTGGAGTAACAACTTCAAATACGCTCGTGGTTTTGAAGATCAAATTTTAGAAGCTGCAGTAGGTGGTGGTGTGATGGGTGGAGCGTTCCATGCATCAGGTTCTGCTATGAATGCAGCTCAATGGCATTCGGCTATGAGCGCTCAAGAAGAGTACCGTAGAGTGCTTGGTGAGTCTCAAGTGTTTCAAGCTGAGAACGCTAACAAAGTAGCTACCAACAATGGCGGTCATCGTGATATCCTAAGTCTTGTAGACGCTACTTCAGGTGAAGCTACAACAGGTAAGTCAGCAAAGTTAGCTGATATTCCTTCTGAAGATAGTTTTAGATGGAGCAAGCTATTAGAGCCAGGTCGCTTAATACGCCAACTAGCTCACACAGCTATTCCATCTATTGTGGATGAGAATGGTGCTTTAAAAGAAAACTTAGGTCACCTCAAAGCTATTATGGGTGGTTATGGTATTCTCCCGGGCGATCATGCTTCAGGATACTATCAACGATTACTTGGTAAGTGGTCTGGTGGTATGGTTATCAAAGACGGTAACACAGAGTTTATCCCTACCAACAAAGACAGTTTAGCCTCTATGCTAGGCGTTAACACTGCAGAAGCTAACAAGATGGTACGTGACGCTTGGGTTAATTACTGGTCTAAGAATCAGGAAGTACCTAATGATACCCCACAAGGACAACACCTCAACTGGTGGAAAAGTGCTTTAGATGAGACTCGCACAAACATGCTCAAAGAAGCTAGTGTTGCGGGTGCTGATACCGGTATGGTAACCAACTCTAACGCTTTGTTTGAATCATCTAAAATTATCCCATCACAGATTGTTGCTCATAAGAATGAATTAGTTGATGCTTTAGTTTCAGAAGGTGCTACACCACATGAAGCTCAACAGGCAGTTACTAATATTGTTTCAGGTAACAAACAAAAAGCTTCTTTAGCTCGACACTTTTTATCTGAACATAAAGTATTTTCTAAGCCTGAGTTAGCTCACTTATTTGAGAGTAATGTGTTTGATAACATTGAACACGTTAAAGAGACATTAGCCAACAACATCATGCGTAACCGTTATATTGGTAAAGAAGGTGAAGTTATTGGTAAGCTATTATTAAAGGCTAAAGCTGCAGGTGAATTTGGTAACGACCCTAATGATACACAATTTAAAGCTACAGTATCTGAAGTAAAAGCTTGGGTAGATATTATGAATGGTGATTATCATTCATTACGTAATTATCCTAACCTCCAAAAGCTATCTAACTTCTTTTGTACAGCTACAATGCTATCATCACTAGGTAAAGCTGCTCTGTCTTCTCAAGTAGAAACATACATGGCTACTCTTGGTACTCCTGCCCATTTAATCAGCAAACAATTAGCTACTTACTATAAAGAGTATGGTAGTGAAATTGCTTCTGACTTAAACAAAGGTAACTCTTGGGCTACCTCTGTTATGGGTATCAGTATGATGCGTAATGTACCTGATATTAAGCTACAGCGTAAACTATCAGAGTTATATAATGAAGCTACACAAGCAGCCTTATCTGAGAAACGTGCTACTGAAATCTCTGAGGAAATCGAAGGATTACACAAGCGATTGTTTGGTCGTTCTATCTTCCATAGAGTTGGTCTAAGTGAAACAGGCTTTGATGCTGCATCTAAGTTTGAATACCAAGATTCAGTTGGTTCTACTGCTCGTAAGATGATGGGTAGATTTGCAAGCTTAATTACGTTGCGTGCTCAAACAGATGCAAACCGTCTAGCTGTTATTAGTGTTGCTGGTGATATCTTGAGTCAACAGTTAGTTACCTTGTCTACGGTGGATCCTGCTATTCGTAGTAGTGCATTTAGTTCCGGTAAAGGTTTAACTAATGAACAAGCTCAAGCATTAACAGAGTTACAACAATACGGTCTTGATGTTAATTTAGCACTCAAGTTTCTTGAAGCTACAGATGGTAAGAAATTACCTTTTGATAATTCATTTACTGATGCTGATGTAGCTGGTGACCCTGAATTGCAACGGTTCCAAGATCAAATTTTTACTGTGATAGGTAATTTTGTGGATGCTCGTGTAGTTAATCCTCAAGCGCATAACACACCTAAGATCTATAATGACCCGCGTTGGAAGGCTATTACTTTAATGCAGAAGTTTATGGCAACAGCTCATGCTGTTATCTTACCACGACTGTACAAGCAATACCTTAAAGAAGGTCATGCAGGTATGAAGTATTCTGCGTTTGCTACTATGGCTGGTTCATTACTAGCGGCTCAACTAATTAATCAATTAAAAGATTTCTTATCATACGATGAAGAAAAAGATAATCCGTATCTAAAAACAAGAGCTAAGAAAGCCCAACGGACTCTTAACACTTCTGGTCTACTCGGTCAATTTGAAAAGATCACTGACAAAATGTCACCCGTTATTCCTAATTCTGGTCCTAAGTTTACTAATGATCCGACAGGTTGGGGTGTTGACAAAATTAAAGATATGTCTCCCGTTGCTTCTTGGACTTCCAAGGTAGCAAGTGGTACATATAATACGCTTAACGGCAATACTGAAAAAGGCGTTAAACAGCTCGTAAGAGCCGCGCCCGTGGTAGGTAGCTTTCCTAGATTAGCTAAAGACTTTGTTTCAGCATTCAAACAATAAAGGTAAATTAGAATGAATATTCGTGCTCCTAATGTTAATGCAGCAGTAAGAGCACCACTATCTGCAGACCAGCTTCGTGCTATGTCTGCGGGTATGTTTGGTGCACAAGCAGCTCCTGAGATCCCCGGCTCTGAAGCCGTAACCCAAGGTATTAAACAGTACAACCCATATGCGGTTGATGTTCCTCAGTTACCTGACACTGGTTTAAAGGGTGTAGTTGAGGCTACCCCTATTACACCTACTTCTGACTACACTGATTTGGCTATGGCTACTCAGTCACCGTATGCTGCTCGCCCTCGTTACGAACCTGTTCTTGACGAACAAGGTCAGCCTATGTTAGACGAAAATGGTCAATACCAAAGTAAACCTATTGAGATGGGTCGTTTTGGTGAACAACAACAAGCCGAGTTAGAGCAAGTACCTAATTTTGGTGCTGCTATCGGTGATGGTACTGACTCAGTAGGTATTGCTAAGAGTATTCTTGGCTTGAAGACTGCTGCCAGTGAAAATGCTCCTGCATCACCTGCTACTAACCGTAGTGAGATGATGTCTGGTCGTGCTTCACCTGAGACTATTCGTAAATGGGCTGATACTTCAGCTCCCTCTTTGTCTCTGGTAACCGAAGATACAACTACTGATTTGTTTAGCCCCGAAGCTGTTGTAGGTTCTACGGATGAAGGTTATGAGGGTGTTCCTATTGGTATGAAGGTGTTTCATGACCATGACATTCCTTTTGAGTTATCACGCCCTATCTCTACTGTGTTTGGTATTGCTCACGCATTAGCTAATGCTCAGACAGGTACTATGCGAGGTGATGAAGCACCTCCTGTAATTGTAGATAAGAACGGTAAGACACTTGAGGATGCTCTTCCAGAGAAAGACATTGTTAACTCTATTATTCATGGTGCCAACAATGCCCTTGATCGTTTAGGTTATAACCTCCCTCCAGAAGCTGTGCGTAGGCTTGCTGAAGCTAAAGTTAAGGCTGAGATTTACCGTGGTAACTATCGCCCAGTAATGAGCAAAGATGGTCATTGGGTACTTGCAACTTCTCCTGATATGAAGAAGCAAGCTCGTGACTTAGCTTACTTGACTGCTGCTTTATCTGGTGATGAGCGTAGAAAGTTTCCTTCAAAAGTCCCTCAGCTATCTGGCTCAAGTTTCCTGAAGCCCGGTTCACAGACAACTAAAAATTCACTACGGTTCCCAGGCGCTAAGGCATCTGCAGCTGAAGTTGCTAAGGATATCTTAGGTTCTATTGCTGAAACGTTTGAAATGATTTCCGTCATGTCAACAACTAAGCAGATGAAGGACATTGAAGCTAAGTTGGATGATCCATCTAACCCTAAATACTCTACAAGTATCTTTGCTAAGAGACACAAAATGTCTCAAGAAGATTACAACAAGTTGAAGGATAACGTAAACCCTGAAGAGGGTATGTCTATGAATGACCCTCGCTTTAAAGCTAAACAAGAAAGGCACGCAACTGAAGAGATGCAAGCTCGTTTGGCTAAGCTAAAGTATGACATTCAAAATGCTAACGACATCAAAGGCTTAGCATACACTGGGTATATGCACTCAACAGCTAACCAGCGTTTCTTCCGCACTAATGCAGGTACTGATATCCTAGCTTCTAAGAACGGTACTCGCGAAATGCTTAACTTTGGTCTTAAATCATTAGCAAAAGCTAGTGATGTGTTTGACCCTAAACAAGTTAAGCGCATCCAAGAAATGTCTAAATCAGTGTTTACTAAGGTAGGTCGTGCTCGTCAAGAAGCTCTGTTAAAGATGACCTCTAATGATCGGGCTATGCTTGGTCTAATGGAAACAGCTGTTGTTAACTTCTACACATTCTCTGGCGATCCGTCTATCCAAGATAAGCGCATTGCTAAGTATTCAGAAGTTGATTTAATTAACATGTATACTCCAGAGATTGGTATGCATTTAGCTGCATTAGGCAAAGAGTTTATTCAGTGGTTGTCAGGTGATACTCAATCTAAGAACATTGAAGGCTTGCTAGCAGGTATGCCTCGTGGTGAAGCTCAAAGCTGTCAAAACCTTTGGTTTGATATGGCTAATTTGTATGAAGCTTACAATGATCCAGCTCAGAAGAATAAGCTTATTAAGCTGACTACAATGAATTATGATGACGGTAACCAGAATGGTGTGTTCTTACAGTCATTGTATGCTGGTAAACCTGAAGTATCTGTTCGCTTAGGTTCTTATAACCCTAACCTTGCTGACATGCGTGGCTTTGCGTTAAATAAGATTGGTGATAAGCTTGAAGACTTTTTAAAGAGCAAAGAAGAAAAGCTAGATGCTTGGAAAGAGTTCTTAATTAAAGCTAGTAAGAATGATAGCATGGCTTCTGACTTGTTCAAAGTACCGTTGATGCAGTATGCTTATGGTAAAGATGGTTCAATGTTTACTGAGCACATCTATGAGTTTATCAAAGACTCTGATACCTACGCGCCTATTGCTTATGATACTTTAATTAAGTCTGGTGCTTACGCTGACTTAACCACTGCTGCAGATGACATGTCTAAGGCTATGGAAGCTACACTTAACGAGGTTGTAGACCCGCAATTCACTAGCACATTAAAACGACTTGGTCGTATGTTTGCTGTGATGGGTACTGTACCTACTATTAAAGGTGTTGCAGGTGACGATTACGTGTTTAGTCCCGTTGATGTTGGGTTTATCCCCGACTCAGCAAAAGACGAAATCCAACAAGAAGTAGATGAAGAAGGTAATACCTACATCACTAAGAAGCGTGGATTCCAGTCTAATACTTACACGACTCCTGATGGAGTTGTTGAGTCTACAACTGCAGTACGCCAGTTTAACCCTAATGCAACTAAAGGTTTACAGAAATTCTTCAACAAGTCAAAGGACAGTTACGATTCTTTCGAGAATCCGTTAGGTTCCGCTTTATCTAGATTACTAGGTGTTATGCCTATTCAATCTACTGATGGTGACTTACTTAAGTTGATGCTAATTGCTGTAAACTCTGATCAAAGGATTCCATTACCTGTAGCAACAGTTCATGACTCGTTGATTACTACAATGGATACTATGCATCTTTACCGTAATGCTTATAACAACATTGCTATCCCACAAGCTGTGCCTGAGATCAAGAAGTTTGCTTCTCGATTAAAAGACGCTTATGATAAAGCAAGATCAGATTTGTTTGCACAAGTATCTGAAAACAAGTATATTGGTATTGGGGCTAATGGCGACTACCCTTCATTGGGCGCTCTCTTTGATGAACTAAATAATAAAATCAATAATGATCAATACAAAGAAGTGTTCTTAAGAAGAAACAATAACAAGCTAGAGAAGTGGGAAGATTACGTAGCAAAGTCCCAAGAGACTTTACGTGAAGCCCGTAAACAAGGTTGGAGACCAGACACTCCTAACTTAGCTATTGATTCTGCTCAATTCAAACAGTTGTTCAGCCTATCTGAATCGCTGCTTAAAATTGGTGGTGCTGAAAATAGATTCAAACAATGGGTAAATAACTTTGCTTCAAACGTTGAACAAGGATTTAAGAAATTAAATCTTAACCCAGACGTTCGCAAGCATGGTATTGCTCAAATGACTCAAGCAGGTGGCTCAGGCAAACGCATGGTTTCAAAAGAACCTGTTGTTGAACCTCGTAAACCTATTGATTTAGCTTCTATGATTCCTGAATTAAATAAATAAGCAAATAAAAACCCCTACTAGGATTATTCCTAATAGGGGTTATTTTTTTTTTATTTGTGAGCCATTAGCTCTTTGACTTGTCGTCTTGTGTTAGTAGCTTGTTCAACTGCTGCAGCCATAGCTTGCTCTTCAGTATTACCTTTCTTAAGGTAACCTTCGTAGTTTTGCTTCTGCATCTTTTGGATTGCTGCTTCGTTAATTGCTGGAGTACCAGCTAGGCCAGGGTCTAAACCTAGTTGCTCACAGATGTCAGCATCAGAGGTTTCTGAGTCACCACGGAGGGCGAAGATATTGTAGTTTTTGTATTCACTCATTTAAAGCTCTTCCCTACAGTTGCTTTTAGTTTCCAACGCAGCTTGGACAAGTCTTTAAGGTAGTCACCTACAAGAGTCTCTAAACCGCCATAGCAGCACTCACCAGAAGCTTCGTATAGCCATTGACCGTTACGCATTAGTACTTCAAAGTCTTCGAGTAAGTTCTCAACCATACTACGGCTAGACATATTAGCAGAAGCAGCTTCAGCTACCTCAGAGATACCAAGAATAGCTTTCAAAGATGATGGTGCTGGCTTATCTAACTGACGTAGCTGTTCACCAAACATATCGTGGTACCCATAAAGGAAGTCATATACTTCACCTAGCAAAGCATGGTCTTGAGCAAACGTTGGACCTTCTACGTTAAAGTGAAAGCCATGTGCTTTGTAGTAAGTAACAAAGTTATCTGCGAATAAACACCGTAGTGCTGACACAATAGCTGTTGAATCATTCTTCATTTTCATTTCCTTTTATTAATGCAGTGTCAACCGCATGTGCGTATTCCTTAACCTTGTCATTGAATACATGTTCAGCTAACGTTTCCGCAGGTTTCTTTGGACCCCAAATAGCATCCCAATTACTACGTACTTTCTCAGCATCCTCATTACGGCGTCCTGAGCCTTTACCCATATTAATTCTCCTGATTGAACGTATCCCATGATGACTCGTAGAGAGGGTCATAAGGTAGGTTTAATTCGTAGTCTTCAATAGTGTCTGTTAGTGTGTCCATGTTACTGCTTTGATAGCCCACATCTGAGCTGTTACTAGTTCATTTAAAGCAAGTGTAATCACATGCTGTCTACCTTTACTCTCAGACTTTTCAGCTTCTGCAATCAGCATATCTGCGATGTCTGCATAACGTTGTTTGATATCTGCAATAAGAGGGTCTTGTGTAGGGTTAAAGTTAACACCACAAAGTTTTTGACCATGCGTTAATTCTTTTTCTTCACTCATATTAAACTCCTTGTGCCTTCATTGTCTTAACAATAGCAGAGAAGATATAGTCTTTAGCTTGTTGCTGAACAGGCAGTTCTTCGTATTCAACCATACAAGGATGAGTCTTCTCTTCTACATCCTTCTCTTCACCATAGACCCAACCATCAGCTTCTTTTTCAGCGTACCATGAAGCATGGCTGTCTGCAGGAGTAGAGTCTTGGTTGTTGAAGTGATGTACTACTCCGTTGTAAGCTGATTGACGTTGCCATTCAGGAGCATCAGCCCATGCTACTTGGGAGTCATCACCTAAAGCTAGGCAATAAGCACGATTAACTTCGTGACATACTTGTGCGATTTTTTCTAATTGGGGTTTCATTTTAATGTGTCCTATTGTTAATGGTGAGTCATGACGGATTCAAACCGCCGACCAACGGTGTAGAAGACCGATGCTCTATTCACTGAGCTAATGACTCGATTGATTGGGCAGAAAGACGGGTTACGCTCCCTGTCTGCCTGTTTCACAGACAGGTGTGCTACTATTACACTATCTACTGCATATTACTTACTGGCACAGCGTGAAGGAATCAAACCTCCGTTAGCGGATTTGGAATCCACAGTCCTATCACTGAACGAACGCCGCATATTGGTCTGTGTGGATGGATTTGAACCACCGATTTCCTGCTTCCAAGGCAGGTAGATTAACCAAGCTTTCTCACACACAGATTGTTTTGGTGGATCCTCTAGGAGTCGAACCTAGTTGCCGTAAGGCCACGGATTTACAGTCCGCTGCAGTCGCCAATGCTGCTCAGAATCCTTTGTTCATGGCTCCGGATGTGGGAATCGAACCCACCTAACCATTGATTAACAGTCAAGCCCATGCACCTTGCTCGGGTTTTCCGGAATATTGGAAGCGAGTGGTTGGAATCGAACCAACTATCTTCAGCTTATGAGACTGATGAGATACCATTTCTCTACACCGCTACGTTTCCTATTAGGCTCCAGCTAGAAACTTACGAGTCTCTTCTAGAGTCATTGCACCACTCTGCTTACGCAAGAGCTTACCTTCAGAATCTTCTAAGATAAAGTATGGCACACCTCGGATTTGGTGTTTGATTAGAATCTCTTTATCCTGAGCAGCATCAATCTCTTCTAGTGTAGTATTAAACTCACCTTCAAGGTCAATATCTTTAAGGATTTCAGTCATCATTTTACAAGGACCACACCATTCAGTGTATACTTTAGTTAGTTTGTTCATAGTTCACAGCCTCCTGCTGTACATGCGAGTGTTTGAGCGCCTTCTACATTGTCACGGTCTTCAACGAAGAGTTCCCAGTCAATGGAAGGAAGAGTATCGAGTAGACGCTTATAGGTTGAGCTATCAGTGTTCTCGTAGGGAGCTTGGCGGTAAGTACCACCGTCATCAGGTAAGAAAGAGATACCAGTACACTCGTCAAAGTGTTCATATACCCATGCACCAACCATAGGCCACTCATGCTCTTTAACAGAGATAGTTACAGATGGTTTGTGTTCACACCAGTGACGCTGATAAGCTAACCAGATCTCAAGATGTTGAATAGCAGTTAAGTCTTCACGAGTAAACCCGGGTGAACGCATAGGGAAGCTAAACACAGCTGTCTGGTCTGGCTTCATTACACAGTCTTCATTAGGGATACCTTGAGAGATCAAGAACTGAGTCAATGGATCTTTCTTATCTTGACGAATACGGCGAATGTAGTATGGAGCATGACCTGCATGGATACCACTAGATGTCAATGTCAACTGAGACACTGTACCTTCTGGCTTAACACAAGTAATAGCTGCAGACTCAGGTACACCTAAGATCTCAGCCCATTCTTTGTTAGTCTCACGAGCTACATCACGAAGTTCTGATAGGATTGCATCTAGATTAAAGGCTTCTCCACGGAGAATAGCGTTATCTAGAATACCTGTCATAGATACGCCTAACAAACGTTCCTGCTCTGTGTTCTGTTTCCATACATCACGTAGGTAAGGGAAGTCAGTCAGGGTAGACTGCATAGTACCCATGATAGTAGCAAAGCGAACCTTCAATTTAAGTGATTCAAGGGTATCTTCTGCTTCAACCACAATGGTAGAGAGGTTACAGAACTGGTATGGCTTAAGGATAATCTCTGAGCAAGGGTTAGTACCGTACTGTACGTCTTTTGCTCGGCGACCCCACTTAGCAGCCATAATCTGTGATGCTTCACGGTTAAAGATACCACGTTCACCTGAGTGACTGTTGTAGATATCTAGCCATTCTTTCATGAACTCACCAACAGATGGTTTACATTGGTATACTGCTGAGTTATTAGCTAGGGCGCGTTCACCATGATTCTCCCACCAAGCACCTGCCTTAGCAGTAGCGTGGTTAGTATCTGATAGATCGCCTAAGCTAATCATAGCTGAACGGCGTACACCACCTACAACTACTACTTCACCAATTTTACACATGATATCGTGTGCTTCAATGTTGCTTAGCTTACGACCTTTTGCATCAGTAAACTTCTTAACTGTATAGTTAAACAAAGATACCAAAGGTTCTGGACCACTAGCACGACCACCAAAGGTCTTTAGTGGAGCACCTGCTGGACGTACCTTAGATACATCCCATGTAGGGATAATGCCTTTGTATAAGCAGTCAACGAGTTCTTGGAAGGCATAACACCAACCTTCTTTGCTATCTTCTACTACAATCACATGCTCTGACTGGTGTAACTGAGGTACAACAGGAAGTTGCTGAGTATACTGAGACTCACATGAGAAGCCTACACCAGTACCACATAGTAAGATATACATTGCTTCATCGAAACAACGCTGATGGTCTACAGGTAAGTAGCTACAGTTATAAGCAGCTACGTGAGTCCTGCGGAGTGCCTCACCTGCAGTCATAATTGAGCGCATTGAGGGGAGGGTACTTAGTGTCTTAATTTCGTTGTTTAACATACCCCAGATGCTGTCTGTGGTATCTAGTTTACCTGCTAATTGTTCCTTAAAGAAGTCTGTCCAGCGGTCTGCTGTTTCATCCCAGTTTTCACGGCGCTTTTTCTCAGGGAGATAGCGAGCGTAGCGGGATTTAGCGATGAGTTCTTGATATGAGTTCATGGAGTCCTTGTTTGTTGTTGTTGTTCGGTATTAGGTACCGACTGAATTAGCAAAAGAAATATTTTGAGTTATAAACGTCTTGAAGATCTAAACTTCCTGTCTCAGGTTGAGGGAAAGTGAATGATTCTTTATTCTCCATGAGAGTATCTTGGAGGGTGTTAAAGAAGTTATCTGTATCATACTGAGCAATAAAGTTCATCTTAGTTACTTCTTGTAGAAAATCCACTTCATCAGCATGGGTACTAAAAGAATCATGGACAGCACCAAAACTACCGTTGAAGCCAACAATTGTATTAGCCATGTGAGCAGCATCATAGGAATGTACCACATTAGGACTAATACCCGAAGCAAAACTCCTACGGCATGGTACTTTTTCTCCAGTTTCTTTATTGAGGACATCCACTTTGATAACGTGCATGATACGACCGTCTTTATTTCCTGTAATACCTCGTATCGTACCTCGCTGTTTACGTTCGTGCTGAAGATAAGCTTTGTAAACCACAGGGAAGCCACTAGGAGTGTGCCAAGTAAGGTTATTTCTACCGGAGTTAAGTTCATGTTCTGCAATCTTCTGTAAGTATTTAGTTGTTT